AATTTCTACCAGTCCCATCTAGTTTTACGCGCTCTAATATGTTTGGTTCAACTACAAGACCAAGTATAGGATTTGTTCTTGCCGGTAATGTTTGACGTATCTGATCAAAGACACTAAAATCAAAAATAGAAATTAAACGTATGTATGCTGTAAAATCATTTCGGTTGTTATATTTTTGCCAATATTGATTGGCTAACCACTTAAGTTCTGGATATTCTTGTTTGAATATGTTGGAGTATGATCCAATATAGTCATCTAATGTTACACCACCAAGTGCTTCTGAGATGTCTTCATTGATTATGTGTTGCGGTGAAAATGCTATCATCAGTTTGTCAGAATCCACCGAGTAAGTATCGAATGCAGAAACTTCATTTCTAACATCTTTGTCCAATCCACCATAAAGAGATGAAGAATCTATTCTAACCTTTTCCGAATAAATGGTATTGTTACCAAGTGTTGGAACTTCCATTTTGTATGTTTCAACAATAGACTCAAAAGACCCACTATCAAAACCAACAAAGTTGGCTATCTTGGGGGACTCATAAAAATCGGTCTTTGTTTGATCGGGATGAGAACTTGATATACTCGTTGTTACTGCAACATCAAATTTTTGCCAGAACTTCCATTGCGCCTGCAAGTCATAAAATGAAGATGTTTCTGTATTACCGTTATATGCCCTGGGAGATAAAACGTGATTATCAAATGACGATGTTAATAGTTGACTAGACCAATATCTTAATTCAAATATCGAACCTGACAATATCTTGTCAGTTTGAGAATTTGATCCAGAACCAATATAAAGATCTCCACTACTAACCCACGCTCTGTTAACATTTGGCTCGGTTGAACCATTAACAGTTATACTAGCCGATTTTTCTACCGCAATTTTTCCATACTTATTAGTTTTTAAGAAAAGATCATAGGTCTGATTTGTTGAAGTTAAATCACTTGATACACTTCGTCTAATCATAAGATTCAATGGAACATCATCGTAGAAGTATTCGTCATCAATAGAAGCAGACTTGTATGTTGAACCATCACCGATGTAAAAAGTCAATGTTCCTTTTTCTACATCAGTTCCATTTTTGTTCATAGTTACAAACCAATCAACTCGTGAACCAGAATTTTTTTGTAGAAGTGTTTGTTCTGGATCAAGTGAGTATGAGTAAAGTTTGTTTGGTTCCATTTTCCAACGGAACGTTAAAGTATCTGGATACTGCCAGTTCCCATTCGTGTTGTTTACTTTATCCCAAGGAACATAAACATAACTAGCTGTTGTTGGTGTTGGGTATGAACCTTTGAAATTTAAGTAGTATGTTTGTTTTTCAAATTCTGCTCTTGCAATTTTACCCAAATCTGCATTATCTGGTCCACCATATTCACGTATAGTCAACAGAGTCTGTGGAATACCGTATGCAGCAAGAAGTGCTCTTACTCCTCGTGCAGTTCCTTTTGACTTATAAATGTATGGTAAGTTATTAAGAACGCGTCTCCATACTTCTTTTGTTCTTTCTTCTTCTGATTTAGCAAGATATTTGTTTGTTGTTGTTTTACCAGTCCATATTGGATCACCACTTCCACTAACACCAAGTGCGTATTCCCAAAGATCTTTGGCTTGTGTTCCACTAGTTAATGTCCAACCTAAGTTTCTAGCAACTTCAAAAATGAGATCTTGAGACATACCGTCTTTTGGATGCTCTTCTCTAAGGTTCTTCTTTATTATGTGATCGGTATAAACATACATAATATCGAAGTGCTGACCTATCATATTTACAAAGGTTGTAAATTGTTCGTTGTCTGCATCATCTCTAATATGATCTGGAATGGCCTTGTTTAATGAGTTATAATTTTTTAGGTCATAATTAGATGCACTAATAATCAGATTATCATACCAAGTTTCTACTTGCGATGAAGTTGCCGGATAAAACTTATACTTGCCTTCTTTTGTTGCTATGTTATAATCACTACCAGTTACTTCAAACTTGGGATAAGGTGTAACCGTTGATCCCGTTTGACTCGTGTAATAATTACTGGATGTTGTCTCATAATACATCCACTTTTCAAAGTTATCAAAACCACTTATTAACTTATCTCTTAAACCAGTTACTTTTAAAATGTTGGTATCCGTTGAACCAGTGTATGTTTGCAATGTAGATATTTGACCGTTATATGTCTCAATCAATTGCATCTTATAGAAGAAGTTGTATAATCTATCTTCTGCGGATGAGTAGAAGATAAAGTTTTCAAACTCTCTATAGTTTACATTTAACTGTACCGGAAGGTTGCTAGATGAAATGTATCTATCAAGTATTTCCTGTGATGTTTGGACATTTGAAGATAGAATATCATTCCAAGACTTGTATTCTGTTTCTGTTGTTATCCAATAATCATAGTCAACTTCAAAGTTAGGACCTTTTAATTCAAATAGCTCAGGGTCAATTTCTTCACCAATATAGTTTACCGTCTCAATATACGGCCTCATGTATTCTTTGGCGATCCAACACTCAAAGAATAAATCTAAATCTGCTGGAAGTGGTTCATATAGCTTAACATATAAGCTATTTGGACTACCCTCAGAGGTTACGTTTATTATGTTTGATATTTTGTTTTCACCAAAGTTGAGAACATAGTTCTCGATTACTTCGGAAGGTCTTAGATAAGATAGAACAAAGTTCTTTAACTGGTTTTTTCCTTCTACCGAGTCTTCATTTAATAGAGATAACTTTAACTCTCTTCTATCGATAGATATGTCTGATATGAACAGTTTTACAGATGTATCAAATCCACCAACAACATTCTGTAAAAAGTTGTAGACTACCTTGTAAACACCGGGAAGATTATTTGCTCTGCGCATATCTCGGTGTATATCCAACACCATGTTATCACCATTTATCTTCCAAGATTGGATATTATAAATGGTCGATACGTATGCACCGTTAGTTAAGAATGTATGAAATTCAAAGTTGTTAGACTTTGTATCTGGTGGTTCTGGCTGGAACACATCAGATACTTTTTCTAAAAGTCTATTGTCATCAAGATTTACCCTATTACCCCTTACAGGTAAGGCAGTTGACAAGATTTCATCAATATTTTTGTATTCAAAGTTTGCCATTGATTTCTGTTATATTCCAGCGTTACGTAATCTTTCTTCAAGTGCATCTATTGTTCCTTGAAGTCCACTTAGTTGTTGTAATTGATTTTGTAAATCTTGAATCTGTTGATCTTGTGCAGAGTTTGCAGAATTTGCACTAGCAACAACACTTTGTGATAATGTATCAATTGCAGCAGTTACTGTGTTTATTTGACTTGATACACTCTGTTGTAGTTCTGTTAATGTTTCATCAATTGTTTCATTTAGAGTAGCAATCGCAGAATCTTTGGTTTCTATTTCACTGTCCTTCTGAATATTGTCTGTTGCTATTGCGTCAATGAATGCTTCATTTTGGATTTCACTATCAACCATAGACTCGATAAGTTGTTGTTTTGCTTCTATAATCTGCTCTAACCTGGCAACCTTTGCCTCTAAACCAGCAACTGTATTTTCGTCTTCTCTGATCAGATTAGTTATGTCTGAAAGAAACTGTTCCAATTCTAACTGCGAATTTGGGTCTGATAGTATTTCTGTTAGTTTTTTCAGTATGTTTCTTTCCGCAGTTACGGCGTCTGCCAAAACTTGGAAGGTTTTATCAAGAACATAGTTAAATCTTTTTGTAACAAATTTCTCATATATCATAGGAACAAGTATTGTTCCACTATTTCTGAATATGTTTTGGAAAGATGTTATTCTACCGTTCTCATCTCTTACTAACTCAGCGTCCTCTGGAAAGATGTCATCATTTACGGTTATAATCTCTTCCAAAAGAGTCTTCAATTTTTCGGATGGTAATACACCGTTCTCACTTCCAGTAAGTATCTTTTTTATCACGTAATAATCAAACGTGTTTAAATTTTCATACGGTTTTTGACGTATAGTATCCAGTGCATTCTTTATTACCAACGGGTCTCTTGATGTTAGAAGAAGTTCTAGTTTTTTCTCCTCACCAACATATTTCTTTATGATCTCGTATTCATAGGTTCGTCTAAACGCCTTGAACTTTTCTATCAACTCTAATCTATCATCCGTTGTTCTTTGTTTTACTCTTTTTAATACAATACCATTGCTTTTGAAGAACTCAAAGAATTCGTCATAACTTGACATTGTAAAATTAGTGTAGTTGTCTAGAATGTATTCTGCTTGATCTAGATCAATATCTGCTAAAAATAGAAACTTTACTAAATCTATTTGGGCACTCATCTTGTAACCTTGAAGTAATACTCATTATCAAATATCTGAACATTATTTCCGCCATCCGTTTCAGTTTTTACCACAACACGATAAAATCTTTCTGGTTGGAAAGAGTCCATCCACAGATCAAAATAACTACTCGTTCCATCACAACTAATTTTTGATCCGGTTGTGTTGAAAGGTAAAACTATTTCATCTGTGTGTGCATCTCTTATTTCATAGTAAGAAGAAGATGGTAGATAATAGTTTTGAGTATAATATGATTGTGTTGTGTATTGTTTTTGTGGGTATCTTTGATTTGCATAAATTCGTATCTTTGCCTTTTCTGACTCAGAGTAATACTTCTTTAGCTTAACATTTATTATTGCATCATCACTTGATACAGCAGATAAGCTACCAGTATTAAATACAGAATCGTCCCAAATGATATGAAGACGAGGAACGTAGATCGTATTACTATCGGTTCCAAAAAACTTTAGATTACGTATTGTATCATAAGAAGATTCAATATCATTATTGAATTTCAGAATTAATCCATCATTTTCAAATCTACCAGATCCAGTTGTCCATTTGTTTATTATGGAAGTAACATCCATGTATATATCAGATGATTCAAAGGAGAAAGATTGAGTGCACTCTAAATCTGCATAGTTCCACCAAGTGCCGCCGCCTTCATTTGTAAAGTATGATGAAGTTACATTAGCATTTATGTTACCAAAAATAAGAGATGAAGTTACCCAAGTTTCAGAAATTTCATCCCAAGTTAATTGAGAAGAAACCGGAGGTATTTCCCACTCTACTCCCGTAGTTTTTGATGTTCTATATTTCCACGATACACCATCCGTGGTTATTGGTTTATTAAAGTATTTACCCGTTCCATTTGTCCAGGATGAACTTAAAGGATATGCATATATAACATACTCTTGTGGTATTTCTCTAACCTCTGCGGTTCGTAATGATAGATAATACTTTGCAGTTGATGATATTTTTCCGGCAGTAATATCACTTTCAACACCGGATACATCAAACTTCATCAAGATTCTACTGTTGTATCTCGATGAAGAATTTGGAGATTCGTGTGATAACTCTAATATTTGATCTATGCCAGTATTTAGAGACTCGGTTTTTTCGTAAATGGTTGCATCTCTTTGTGCGTATATTGTTCTTATCATCCGAATGCCCTCACTCTACCAATAATGTCATTGTTTGGGTAACGAACTTCAAATATAGATGGATCGAGTGATGGAAAAATTATCCCATCCTTTGTTGCCTTTTCAATGTCATATGCATTTGGATAATAACCAGCATCAACATCGTTCAAGTTTTTGATCTTTACATCAACAACAGTCTGAACACCTTCTACTTTATCAAGCTCTGTAAAAATATTACTGATCACAATAGGTTGATTTATCTGCCATCTCTTTATGTCAAAGTATTGTTTTAATCTATCAATACATCTTAGAATGACTTGATTTCCATTTTGATCTGGAAGTGTTATGATTTCAAAATCTATACCAATGTTGATGATGAACGCATCTTTGATGTTTATAGCATCCGTCAACATTCTGTGGTATCCAAGATACTCTTTTAGATTTTCTTTCGTTGCGTTGTTTATTCTAGTTAATTTTCCGAGAGCGTCATATCCTAATACATACAGATTTAATGCAAGCTGATTTGTTATTCTGTCTGAATTGTATATCGACTCTTCCGTCAGTTGATCATCTTTTGTTATATGTGCTTTTGCAACTGCACCGTATTTTTGTGGAAGACTGTATGTTCGTATGATATAGTCTTCTTTGGTTACCGCACGGTTTTGTGAAGCAAAATAAGCAAGAGCATTTTGACGAATTTCATCCACCGTTTCACCCTGCTTTGCACCAGATGCAGGTTCTGGATTAGTTACTGCGAGACTGCCAAGTGATTGTCTATACAAAGTAGTATCCAGTGCTGTCTCATCTAATAAAATAGAACGAGACTTTACTCTGGTTATTGTTTCACTTGGAACATTGTCTTTAATACCACCACCGACGGTGTAATACAAAGTTATTTCTGTATTGTTTGGAGCAAGTCCGTATGTTTTGGTATATAGGAAGTTTGAAGGATCAATATCCAAAGATGCAGCCGATTCTATTCCTATTAATGAAGTTCCAACCAAGTCTGGATTTGGT